TGTCCAAAAGCAAAAACCCTACAAATCTCTCTGCGGTCTTGGCTCTTGGCGAGAGCAACAACAAAACGTATGACGGAAATCAAAAGTTCGTTTGTCGTCTGACAAGACCGCACAGGTATCTGTAGGGTTCTCCGATTTCCGTCTACGTCCAGATGCCACTCTAGACGGTTGTGATTATACATAGTTTTGTTAAGTTGTAAACCACTGGGGTCTTAAATCTTTTAATTGCCGCATCCGCAGCTCTGGCACGGCTTTCCATTGGCAAACCGCTGATCGGCTTACCTTGAGTAACTTAGCAAGCTCAGCCTGTGAGCCTGCCAATTTGATAATGTCTTGTTTAGTCATGCGGTGATTCTATGTTAAGGCAGATAAACAACAAAATCCCCACAAAATGGTCGGGTACTTAACAAATTGCTTGCATGATTGTTTAGTTTGCTTAACAATGCATCCATGCCCCAGCAATTTCGCACAGGGTCTTTAAGGAGTAAACAATGTTTGACATAGAAACCTACAAAAAACCGACCGATTGGGCGCAAGTCGCCCTGTATGCGGTATCCATAGCCGCCATTGTGGTGGTCGCTCTTGACGTTTTAGTCTGGAGGGCATCATGCTGAACGATGGCGAACAAGGCACTTTTGAGGAATACCTAAATAACTACGGTGAAGTCACGATTGAATGGACTTGGTATGACGGTGACGATTGGGACACAGACGGGAACTTTGACGTGTTTGTCAAATGCGGCGAACTGGACATTACTTACGACATTTCCAAAGCAGCATTTAAGTACGTCTATCAGTGCGTCAAAGAACGTGCCGGTTATGAGCCGCCCAGCGCCAAGCGCGTTGGGTTTGTCATCAACGGTTTAGCCAACAACATTTTTTAATCATGAAATACATTCTTTTGCTTTTGCTGGCGGCTTGCGCCAGCGACCCCGAAACAGCCCAAACGCTTGTCATGGACAAAAACATCCAGCCAATGGGCAGGAATGAAGTCATAGACGCAATTAAACAATGTGAAAAGAATGGCCTCAGAGCCATCACGATATACGGTAAACGCAAGATCAATGGTTACACCGCCGAAACGCTGGTGGACGTGACCTGTGGCCCAAAATTTTATTAAGGAAACATCATGAAACAAATTGCAACCGCGCTGGTCAAAGCACAAAAGGCATTTGGGCCTGCTTTAAAGTCCTCTACAAACCCGCATTTCAAATCCCGCTATGCTGACCTTGCCGCTTGTGTAGAGGCGGTCATTGCAGGCTTAAACGACAACGGTATAGCCCTGATTCAGAAATGCTATGACTGTACAGATGGCGTAATGGTGGAAACCATGTTTATCCACGAAAGTGGCGAAATGCTGGAATGCGGCATTCTTCACGTTCCCGCTAGCAAACAAGATCCACAGGGTTACGGCTCGGCTTTAACGTATGCCAGGCGTTACAGTTTGATGGCTGCCTGCGGTATTGCCCCAGAAGATGATGATGGCAACCAAGCCAGCCGCCGCACTGAAATTAAATCCACGGTCAACGAAAACCAAATCCTTGACTTGATGGCGGCAATGGATGAAGTCACCACGGTTAAAGAGCTTCAAGAAACGTATAAGGCGGCGTACAAGGCCACAAACGGCGAGCAAGCATGGCAGGCTAAGGTTATTGCCAAAAAAGACGCTAAAAAAGCCATGTTGGAGGGCAAATAATGGAACAACGTACAGAAGAATGGTTTGCCGCCAGGTGCGGTAAGGTCACCGCCAGCCGTGTGGCAGACATCATTGCCAAGACCAAGACGGGTTACAGCACCAGCCGCGAGAATTACCTTGCCCAGCTTGTCTGTGAACGCTTAACCGGCAAGCCTGCCGAGTCTTACAGCAATTCAGCCATGCAATGGGGTACAGATACCGAGCCGTTTGCCAGAGCCGCATATGAGGCCAGAATGGACTTATTGGTGACCGAGGTGGGGTTTATCGACCACCCTTGGATCACCATGTCTGGCGCGTCCCCAGACGGTTTGGCTAATGAGGGGATGGTTGAGATCAAATGTCCAAATACGGCGACCCACCTCCAAACCTTGCTAGACCGCAAAGTACCCGAAAAATACATAACGCAAATAATGTGGCAAATGGCTTGCGCCGACCGCCCTTGGTGCGATTTTGTAAGTTTTGATCCACGTCTTCCAGAAAGACATCAGCTATTCATCAAGCGCATTAACTATGACCCCGAAATGGTTAATTTGCTTGAGAATTCAGTCATCCAGTTCTTGGGTGATGTAGACCTAAAAATTCAACAACTTGAAAGCCTTCCATGAAAAAAATTAAAAACATCGTTGTCATCACTGGCACATACACAAACAAAGACGGTCAAGAAAAGAAACGCTACCAAACCATTGGCAGCTTGTTTGAAGATGGTGAAAATTTTAAAATTAAGTTAGACACCATACCTTTAGCGGACGGTGGTTGGACAGGATGGGCAAATTGCTATGACTTGGAGGAAAAGACAAATAAACCAGAGGATAAATATGATGACACCAATATCCCTTTTTAAACGAGCAAGGTCACTTGACCCAGTGACCAGCCACGCCGCTGCCGACCAAGCCACTTTTGCTAGTCAGCACTTTGACCAAATTGTGGAATGCCTGCAACGGTTTGGCGCCAGAGGCAAGGACGGTATTGCAGAGCTGACCGGTTTGGATGGGAATCAGGTAGCCAGGCGGTTACCTGAGATGGCAAGGCTTGGCATGGTTGAGCTAACTGGACACACCACCAAATCAAAGTCTGGTAGGGCAGAGCGTGAATGGCGGTTTGTGCCTATTCAGCGGGAATTGATATGACACAAGATCAGGTTATACAAATGCTACATAAGGTGGTAGCAGAGAACCAGAACTTTACTACATGGACAATATCAACACCGCATTTGGTGGCATTAGTACGCCATGCAATTGAAGCCGAACGTGAAGCCTGTGCAAAGGTGTGCGATGAATTGCCAGCACCAAACGTCTACAGTGATTCAGATAAAGGAATGTGGGACATAACTTCTTTGGCGTGTGGTGATGCCATCAGAGCCAGAGGAGAAAAAGCATGATGATTGAAGAACAAACAACACCAGTAAGCACTTATGAAATACATACACTCAAACTGTATGTGGCGGTTTACTTTCACAAAAACAGCCAAACACCCTTTGGAATTACATCTGACAGTAAAGAACACTTGTTGCAAAGTTTGAAAAACTGGACAGGAATTGATGAGAACAAGCCCGTCAAAATATTTACCTTAATTTGTTAAGGAGAACAAGCATGACACAAGAAGCATTGAAGCTGGCGCTAGAGGCGTTGGAAGCACCATCACCTATGGGGCAGTACAAAGCCATCACCGCCATCAAAGAAGCCTTGGCACAGCACTACAAAGTGCCACCGCCATGTCCAACCTGTGAAGCATTGGCACGAACAGTCATGATGGATCAAACAGGGAGAGACGCATGAGGCCAGATTACTGCCCACTTGGAAACGAGCCTTGTCAATCTTTGTGCGATGAGCCATGCACTAGAACACCACAGCGCACATGGGTAGGGCTGACGGATGAGGAGATTGCAGAGTTCGCGGAAAGAATGGAAGCATCAGACCCAACCGATAGTTTTTGGCGTGAATTTTCCCGAGCCATTGAAGCCAAACTCAAGGAAAAGAATTGCGCTGGCTGATCTTGGTCATGGTAGGGGTGAGCTGGCATCCTCAGCCGCCGACCGTTGCCGAGTTGATGTATAAAGCCAAACAGAAGTCTGTCAGCAAGGTCTGTAACAAACCCCGCAAAACCAAAACAGTAAAGGAGCTTTGCAAAAAATGGGAGAAATAATCATCACCATCCTCGTTTTGTTTGTTGGCGCTGCTATTGGAATTGGCGGTGCTGTTTTATTACTTCACATTTTTAGCGATTAGACATTTCGTTCAAAATGTGGGCAATCCACTAAATTGGAAAAATAGCCGCCCCATCGGTTTTTTGGGTGTAACGATTCCCAATAAATGCCTAGCGGTTCAATAATCTTTCTGTCCCAAATAATCTTACCGTCTTTGAAAAAATTCAAGTCAATGGCGCAGCGTTTGAGGTGGATGGAATTCATGGTCTTAGAACGCCCTGTTTTGACGTAAATGGCTTGTTGTTCAGGTGTGCGACTTAACTCACCACCAGTAACCATAAAACCCTGCTCAGTGGCGTATTGGATCAGTTTGCAGGCATCCAACAAGAATGCGGCTTGTTCTGTGCTTAAGCTCATTTTTTCCTCATTTCTGCCAATTTTTCAACTGTGCGACCACCAAAGTAAGCGCCCATGATCAGCATTCCCCAGTTGCCCAACAGGGTCACATAGGATTCGTTAGCGTTCAAACCGTAGGCAGACATCATGGCAAACAAGAAATAGCCCAGAAAGATTGCTATGAGGCTCATGGGGCGTATGTTTTTGGACAGCCAAGAGTCAGATGCCATATCCGCTTCCCAGCGGTCTGTGATGTTGTCTGCATCGTTCTGCGCGGCCTTGGCCAACAGGTCAAGTTCAGCCAGTTCCATCTTGGCTTTTTCAATGCCCAGCTCTAACAGCCGTTCTTCGTGGTCAAATTGAAGCTGGCGCAACTTGGCGACATCCTCTGGGGTCGGTGCGTCAGGAATTTTTACGCCCAAGGTGTTCTCAACAACTTCCTTGCCTTTGGCTTGAATTGCTGAGGATAGTAGTCCTAAACCGTTCTGGGCAAGACTACCTAGTAGTGATGCAAGTATTGGTAGCATTATTTTTCCTTTGCTTTGTCAATCAATTTTTGAACAGTTTGCTGCTGTTGTTTGGTCTGTTCCCGTACTTCCAAAATATCAAAGTACAGCATTGCCATTATGGGCAAAAGCACACCAAACACAACAACCATAGCAATCAATGAAATCAGAAACCCCATTTCGCTATCCTCATCTGTCGGATTGCTAGAAACATTAGGTGGAGGTATATAAAAACTATCACCACTCCCGCTATTATTAGCGCTCTGTCTTGTAGTTGGTTTAGCATTTTTCTTCGTTGCCATGCCACTATTCTTTCCTTGGCCTCTTGCGCTAACCTTTCCTTTTCCTGTTCAGCTTGCAATCTTTCAAATTCATCTTGAAACCGTGACCAGACCGCGCCCAATGCTGGATCAACGCCGTAGATCAACAACTCTCTCAGCTCAGTGGCTTGGCGCTCCAGCTCCATCTCTTGAAAGATGTTGTCCAGTGCCTGCGCTTTTAGTGACTTACCCTTTGGCGGGTTTTTCTTTTGTTCGGCAGCAGCGGTTTTGACTTGTTCATGGGCATCAAAGAATTTACCGATGTGACCAGAAATCTCCATTGTGATGGAGGTGACATCCTTAGCGACCGACTTTGCATCCTTGTAAAGCGCCACACCTTGCTTGATCGCAGCAATGGCGGAAAGGGCAAGTGTGAAAGGATCAATTTACAGCCCCAAAAGTTTTTTGACAAACTCACCGGCAACGCCTGGGCCAAACAAAACGCAAAGCATCAGTGCGTACAGCAGGTACTCAATCTTGGTCATGCGCTTGTCGCCGTCAGCCAAAGTCTTTTGAATGGACTCATACCGTTGGGCGCAAATGGCCTCATGCACCGCAAAATCTAATTCAAGCTCATCACTCATCTGCTGGCTCCGGTGTGTTGCCCTCTGCAAGCCATGCTAAATATTGCTGGTAATCGGTGTTAGCGGGGTCAAAGGGGATGAAGGCATTGTCAGCCACTCTTAAAACAGCATTTACTTGACCAATATTTAACATTGTTAATAGTTTATACATTTATAACTCCGCTGAACTTGTGACAGTAGTTGTAGAACTTTGCCCATAAGCATATCCTTGACCAGATGCTGTACCAGTAATTCGTAATGAAAATCCAGATGTGCTTGTTCCTAAAACACTAGGCTGTCCATTATTTCCGCTTACATTCCATGTTCCATTTTTTGTAACAGTTGGGTTTGCTCTCATCGTTACTTGGTAAGGGAATGACATATCCACAGTTCCACCATTTGTAATGTATCCACCAATTGAAGGATAATTTCCGCCATCATAAAGAATCTGTTGAAAATACCTCTGACACAACTGCAACTCAGTACCATAAGGGCGGTAATCAAAACTCGTTGCTGTTGAGCCTTTTTCTAGCTGTACACCTGTGATGTAGAAAGTTGCAGAGTTTGTTGTGATTGGATTAACTGCACCAGTTGCAGAACGATAATCCGCCGCCGCCCATGCACCAGCAGTGCCTGTATAAGTAGAACCAGCACCAAGATTTAGCAACAGCCGCAAACCAATACCTGTTGTAGTAACCCAAGTTGTTGACCCGCCAGTATCTCCAGCAATGGTTATTGTTTTTTGTTCCCATGTATTTGCAACTGATATAGTGTAAGTAAATGGATATGACCTTGTTACGTTACTATTAGATAATGCACCGCCAAAAGTTCCAGTTAAACTAGAACGTACCCAAAAAGACAATGTTATTGTTTGAGCATTTGCAGTACCCCAACCCAAATCAGCTACGTTGTACCCTTCAATAAAGTGTCTGATGTTGAAGTTATCACCTGCGGCAAGTGTTACGTTAGCAGAAGCGCCAACAGTTACACCAAGGTAATTTGTAAAACCAGCAGGTGGCGTTACAGCACCAGCATTTTGTTGAACAGTATATTTAGATGCCTGTGACAAACCAAACAGCCATCTATCAAGAACATACTGTCCATCAGTAGGCGTAACACTCGCCCCCGCATTCCTCTGGTCAATCACCATCGCACCATTGATGATGCGGTTCTTGAAGCCTGTGTAATTTGTATCTGTGCAATTCACCAAACTACCGCTTGCTGGTGTTCCTAATGCGGGTGTGATCAAAGTGGCAGATGTAATGGTCGGAGAAGTTCCCAACACATTAGCGCCTGTGCCTGTGATTGTTGAGGTTGAAATGTAATCCCAATCCCAATCGGCGGCGGTAGTTAAGGTAGTTCCAATACATACCGCATGAGCACAAACGCCTGCGGGTATTGTTCCAACCAAGTTACCGCCCGATGAATTAACGGTTAGTAAGCCAGTGGAATTGTTTTCAATCTCAAAAGCCATGCCAGTTACCAAAGTGCTGGTTACAGGCAAAACAATGGTCTGAGCCAGTGTGCCGGTAAAGAACTGGCGATAGTTACTTGACACGGTTAAAGTGGTTGAACCTGCCGCCGTAGCGGTAGTGGAGTAACCCATCTTGATGTTGTTGATCACAGGATTGGTTAATGTGGTGCTACCTGTAACGCTTAACGTACCCGCTATATTGGCATTCACGCCAACATAAAGATTCTTGGCTATACCCACACCGCCAGCCGTAATGATTGAGCCTGTGGAGACGCTAGAGGAGTCTGTAACCAGTGTGGACGTAATGCCTTGTGCAAACGGTATACGAGCCGTTGCGGTGGTCTGACCGTCCTTTGTCAAAGCCGTGGATAGACCTGTTGCCAAGTCCGCTGTAAGGGCGTTAAAGGCGGTTGAGGATATGACCGTGCCTGTAACTACCGGCTGACCAATGGTGTTTATTTGAAATGTTCCGCTGCCGTTGTAACTCATTTTTTGCCTTTCAAAGCATCAGCCAATGCATTGTATTTTGTAGATTCTTCCACCTTTTGGGTGAGTTCACGATTTTTAACAATATCAGCCGCAGATTTAGCCAATGGGAATCGTAAAGCCGCCAATTTATCCAATCCTCTAAGCACGACGCTACCAGTATTGGAATAATTAACAGCACCTTGAGGTTTAACTAACGCATCTTGCACAGTGTCACGCAAATCAATTAATGATTGACGACCTTGTTTGCCAAACATATATGTCAACTTGTCTTCACGATCCAGCGTATCAATTGCTGATTTAAGTTTTGCAAACGATAACTGACCGCTGGCATTTTTGGTAAGCTGATCTTTTAAATATTGAACAGTCTGGCCTTGAAGTTCAGCATAAGCCTGTTGACCATCTGCACCGCCTTTTTTCAGCAACTTAGTGACAGTACGCATTTCCTCTAGGCTGCCATCTAAAACAACGTGCGAAAACACATCATCTAATGCTACAGCTCGATCTGCATAGCCGCCTTTTGTGCCAAGCAATTTAGCCACTCGGTAAGTGTTCTCAAACTCATTACCAAGCTCTTTACGTTGATTGCGGGCCACACGATATAAATCGCCACCAGCGCCCTCAGTCATGTTGTTAATAACGCCCTTGACCTGCTTCATAAACACACCAGATGGATCGCCTGCTTTGCCTAATTGACCCGCCGCCTGATACAGATTTTCAATATCATCAATGGTTACTTGCCCATTGCGAGTTGTTTTTAATGCATCCAATTTAGCTTTGATTGAATTAATCTCAGGCACTGCAATAGCTTCTGGCGCTTTTTCAGCAAGGAATTGCTCTAGCGGCGCAGTATTAATTACCTGTTTAGTTTCGCCAGCATCTCGAGCCGCTTGGTAAGCCTCATTTACCTTTGCTTTTTTGGCATCAAATTGTTTAACCAAGGCAGAATCAACCAAAGAGCCGATTTTGCGATAGGCAGTTGGATCGGCATACTCAGCGCCAGTTTGCTCAGAAAGTTGCTCAAAACGGCTAAGAATGGCTTTCTTTTGCCCTTCTTTAAACTGGATCAAACTCTTAGCTAATTCTGGGTTTTCTTTGACTACCTCAGATTCAAACTGCTGAACAGGAAAGCTCTGTAACTGCTCGCCTTTAGTCAAAGGAATATTCTGATTCATTGCACGTTGCTGGCGCAGTAAAGCCTCATCAGTAGACGCAGCACCACCGCCCATCATTGCCGTTTGTTTGGGTTGTAAAAGCGCCGCCATGCGTTGCTGAGTAGATGCCGCCGCAGGTGCAACAGCTCGTCTTGTTTGGCTGATCGCCTCTGGCAACAATGCCATGCCAGCATTACCAACACCAATCACCGGCGGCATACTGCTTAATGCGCCAGCCAATGATTGCAAAGTATTTTGTGCGGTTTCTGTTTTGGGCTGATAAGTTAATGCTTGTGCAACATTTGCAGCCGTTTTCTCACCGGCTTTAACACCCTCTTGCGTGCCATATTTACCGCTTGTCAATGTGCTGTATGCGCCTGCTATGGGTGAAACCATACCCGCAACTAATCCTGATCCAAGGGTTAAAGGTATTTCAACAGCGCCCAGCATCCTGTCTTGCATGGATATAGGCTTAGATTGCATTGTGGTTACATTTGCAGCGCCAGGTATGTCTGCACCCACTAAACCCAATTGCTTGTAAAACTGCGGTTTTGGAATGTCAGCATAATATTTAGAATGCAACGCATCAGCCAATGCCACATCTGGCATATCGTTGTATTCTGGATTTTTAGTACGAAACTCTGCAAGTGTTGCCATTATGGTTTCCTTGGTCTTATTCCCAGCGGATCGTTTGCAAGACTTCCGCCGCCTTGTGAAGTTCCAAAATCCATTTTTTTGCCATAAGATGATTCAAGGTTTTGTTTTGCCCTACCCAAAATACCATTTAAAACTTTTACTTGCTCATTCATGGCATCTCGACTTGTAAAAATGCCTGATATAGATGCTGGATTAGTGATTTGAGCCTCAACAATATTCATGTCAGGGCCAGTCAAAGCACCCAATTGGTAAGCATCTTTTACGCCCATCAACAAGGCGTTGTATTTAGCTTTCATGCGCGCCGTGTCCGATCCAACGGGTAAAGGTACTTTTGCACCCATGATCAAAGGAATTTCAGTCGGAAATACAGTTAAATCTTTTTTAAGCTCGTCTTTGTAATCATTTAAGTAGCCCTCAAAATCTTTGAGCTTTTGGGCTTTTTCCATAAATGCAGCACCAGGCGGGGCAGATGCTTGATCAGCGCTTCTTTTTGCCTGCTCTAAATTAAATGCTTCTTGGCTTTTAGGGCTTAAAACTGACTGTAGCGGCATTGTTTGTGGCGCTGCTTGCGGCGCAACCGGCATAACCTGTTGCAAGGGCGTATAGCTCTGCTTACCTTTTGGTTTAGCCGTTGGTATACCGTATGCTTCTTCTAAAGAAAATTCTGCCATTTTTAAATCCTTAATCTACGGTAGTGAAACTTTTTCCATTCCAACGTCCACGCCCTTTAGGTGTGTCGTATACCTGACCATTTATTAACTGACTTCCTTGCGGCGGTAAAGGATTAGATTGAATTAAAGGATTTTTAGCGGCAACCATTGGTTTAGGCTCAGCAAATGGAATTCCCTCATAGCCAAGTTTGGCTCTTGTCTCAGCCACTTTTAACATATAGTTGGCAACATCTTGCGGCGTAACCTGACCAGCGGCTTTATTCAATTGTGAGCCAACCAAATTTAGCAATTGCGGGTCATTTGTTATGTTTTCTGGTAAATTTTTGGCGGTGATCAAATCAGCCGCAAATCCTTTGTATTGATCTGGAATATTACCCATCGTCAACAATGTGCTTTCAGGAATGTATTTGGTTATCGGCATTCCATTGGCATCAATAGTCTTAACCTCGCGAATAGGCGATTCTTTAGGGGCTGTATAAATAGCTTTGTTGTTTTGAAATAAAGACGCGCCTGGCGCAACTGCATGAATTTGTTGTTGAGCTTCTAAAGCTCTTTGTGCCGCAGCTTGCTCTTGTGCTTTTTGTTGCATTAAAACTTGAGCCAGCATCATGCGACCAGTGCCTGTTTTCATGGCATTAGGATTGTTGGGGTCTAATAAGTCTGCTGACAAGTAAGGCACTTGTCGGCTTGGGCCATAAGTTGGCGCAACAGCTTCAGTTTTCAAAGGCAAGTCAATAGCCGCATTTCTTTCTTCGGGCGTAAAGCTCTCGGGTTGATTTTTTGTTTCGTTGTATCTAGTTACATTTTCTGGAATAAACGCAGATTCTTGCCCTGGCGTGATTAGTTCACCAGGCACAGTTTCTGTTTTGCCAAAATTCCTTAACAATCTGGCTACGTCTTCCTGAGAAGAAGTTTCGTAGGCTCTTTGTGCTTCATCAGCTTTGTCAATATTGCGTTTTGCCACATAAGCCTGCAACATTTTTGCAAGACCAGCATAAGGGCTAACTGCTACCCCTGGCATAGTAGGCATTTCAATTGGCGACATAGCTTGCTGCTGCATTGCTTCAGCCATTTTGCGGCGACGATCCAGCGCCTGCTGTTCACCAGTGTATGGGGATAAATTTATATCTACCATTAAAGTCTCCCGTAATTAACCATCAAGTAACCGCTTGGGTGCTGTAACACCGCTTCTGGCATTACTTCCAACAGTTCTTGTGCCATCACACCAATTTGACGATCACCAAAAATATCATATTCATATATTCCTATACCAAATGGATGCGTACCAATTCTGACAATATTTGACTTTAATCGACGATCAGACATTGCAATGATTCCAGCACCGCCCAAACTGTACAAACCTGCTGTATTAGCATTTTGTGAGGCCACTTGCTGGTTATAGTTGTTTTGAGCAAATTGACTTTGTTGAGCTGTTGCGTTAGCAATTGGAGCAGGTGCAACATTTGCGCCTGTGTAAGCAGCAAATTGCGGATTTTGAATTTGTGAACTACTAGTCAATGCGTTAATTTCATTCAATGGCATCTGACGCTGTTGAATTGCCTGTGCAAGCGCCTGGCCTTGAGCAGTGTTTGCAAACTGACCGCTTTGCAATGCTTGGTTATATCCTTGAGCATTTGCGCCAATGTCAAGGTTAAGACCTTGGGTAACGGCTTGTGTTCTAGCATCGTTTTCTTGCTGACCCAGCAAGTTAATGGCGTTGTTGTAAGCCTCTGTGCCTGGTCGCAATCCCTGATTGATCAACTGAGTTTCAGTGCTAACGCGTTGCTTTGCCAATGATGGTTCAAGCCGTTGCATGATTGCCTCTTGACCTGTCATGCCTGCATTGACGGGCATCTTGGCTATACCGCTTGTGTCTAACGATGTCTGAACGTCAGGCCCACCAAAACTAAATGGCTTATCAAGCACATTAGATGCAATACCAGTTCCTTTTTGGGCAAGGTTTGACAATGAAAGATCAACGCCTTGTTGAGCCTCTAAAGTTTTTTGTGCAGTTGGATTAAGGGTTTGTCTAACGGTTGGAACATCGCCCTCGTAACTTACCAACTGAGTGCCATAAGGCGTGTACATATTGGGGTTGTTGAGCTTGGCAGTAGCTCTTGCAGATTCAATATTTGCTTGACCTTGAGCTACTGCTGCCCCTGTGTAATCAGGCGCTGCTGGTGCGGCTGGTGTTTTTTTTCCCATATCGTTCCCCCAAATATTTGCAATCATTCTTAGCTAATGTGTACAGGATCAAGTCTCCATCAGCCATGCCGTCTTTGATTCGAGCTTCTTCTGTGAATCCCATCTTTTCAACCAATTTGACACTTTTTAAATTTGTTGCATCTACTGGGACAATGATCTTTTTGACATCGCAAACCCGAAATGGATAGTCAAAAATAGCCCACAAGTATTTCGGTGTCAACCGACCAGAAATGGCAATATGGCAAGTGATTGACCGCCTATTCCAGTTCTCGTAAATCACACCGGCAACAAACTCGCCGTCTTTTTTCAATCCGATTGACCGGCATCTGGCCTCAAAATAACCGCCCTCAATTTGCTCGGCAGTCCAATGACCCACTGAATGGTCTGAAGTTATTTCAAAGCACACCGCCACCCTCAAATACCAGATCGGTTGCGACCCATTGCAATTGTATGCCCTGCGTGGCAGTTTTTAACAGCGGGGCAAACGTATAACCAATATTTGTCGCCCCCTGCCAGTTGGCAATCGGCACTAAGCCTGATCCCCAAATTGCCGCATCCCAAAGCCCAGAATCCCAGATTCCATAGTTTGATACAGAAAAGTTAAGTTGAGCTGATTCGTCTGCAAGGTTGTAGTCCACATTCACATTACCAAACACAGACGGCGTTCCATCTGTTTGAACGTGGTAGCGGATCATCTTGCACTGCTTTTGCAGGGCTGTGCCATAGGTCTGAAAGCTCTGTAAAGCAAATCCATTGATGTCGGATGTGCCATCTGTATTGCCATTCCATGCCCGAGCCACAAATCCATTGCCGCCATAATAGGGATTGTCTTTGTGCAATTCCCAGCAATTTGCCGCCCAGCCGGTAAAGTTACACCAGCTTTTTGTGATGTTGTTCATCACATATTGCTGCTGGCTACCCACCGCAATTGGCACATTTAACAGCAATTGATTCTCTTTAGGGTAATACAGCAAGCACCACCCAAACGTGTCACCGTAGGTCGATATAGCGGCGCTCATGGCGTACTGAATCTTGTTGGTGATAGACACCCTTGGGTCAAGCCTAGAGCTTTGCAATGAGCCACTCATAGGCACTACGCCATCCTGAGTAATGATCAACAGGTCACCGCCAAATTTAGTCCAGCATCTGCGTCCAATGGGTGCGCCTACCGTGTAAACCCCAATCATTGAAATACCAGACGGCGTGGTTGGATCAGTTAAACGCCAGACCACAACTTCGCCAGATGAGGTAATAAACGCTAAGTAATCGTCCATGCCGTAACCAGCATCTAACGTCCAAGTCATCCCCGCCATGATGTAGCCGCCCTCTTGCACCAAACTAGACATATCCAGACTGGTTGCAGCTCCACCAATTGAGTTAATCGGTAAATACCACGCCTTTAATGTGCCTGTTTCGATCAACCACACTCGATTTTTAAACAAAGTGATGTTTGAGCAGGTCGCCGTATTTACTCCAGTAATGTCATAAGGTGCGCCGTCACCGTCTTTAAACCAAGTCGTGCCGTTGTAGATTCTGAGCTTGTCTGCACCATTGACCGCCATCAGGTAAGACCCCGCCGTGGTGGTCATGTTGATGTATTGAAACTTGGCGTTACTTAAACTAGTGACATCAGCAGACCCCACCGCACCGGCGCTAGTCACGTTATAAATACTGTCAACAGATGCCGCAAACAGCTTGCTTGCCGTGCCTGAGTTATATGCCATCAGGCTTTCGACCTGACCAGGCAACCCCGTGGCGTGTTGCGTGTACCCACTTCGCAAAATTACAGAGTTTGTGCCAGGCCAAAAATTAGTCAGCGTCACCGCATCCAAAGGATCCATCGCCCCCAGCGCATCTCGAGCATTCCATCCACCAATTGGCGCGGCAACAGTTACCGTTTGGGCAGACTGTTGACGGGGTATTTTTGCAAATGAATTCAGCATCAGACGCTCGGCCAGTTACCGTCTTGCACACTCCACGGGCCAACCAGTTGGTTCATTCCCACTGGTGCAAGGGACATTGCAGAAACTGGGACATCCTGCGCTTTACAGTATGAAAGTGATCGCATGAACTCGCCCAGCTCCACCGAATAATCCAGCTTTTTGGCTTTCAAAAAGTAAAACTTTAGCCCCGCCAGCATTAGGTCATCAGGAAACACGCAAGTGTCTGTGTCTGCTGTATACGCTGATTTTGACCCTTGATCTGAGCCTGTGGCGCATACCCAATAGTTTGATACATACTCAAAAGAAAAGTTATAAACCGTGGTCAAGGCTTGGAAAATACGAAATTTGTTGTTGTAGATTCGGTAGCGTTCCCTTGGGCCAATCGAAATAATGCCGCCCTGTAAGAATTGCCAATCCTGAGATGATTTAGTACCAAGGTTGCGCCAGTGGTCAGTTCTGTCCCAGTTTGTGTCTGAAATCATGCGGTCGTACCCGCCTGGCAAGTCGTAATCCTGCTTGGCAAACGTCATTGAAACCGATGCGGTGGACGTGGTGACCGGCGCATTCAATGTGACCTGCGTACTGCTGTCAATTGTCAAAATTTCTGCATACGGTGTCTGACCAGTGCCTGTAACCACATTGCCAACCTGCAAACCAGAGGTATCAGGAATGTTTGTGATGACCTTAGACCCTGCCGTGATGTTTCCCGTGGTGCTCACAGCAACCTGTGTTTGCCAAATATAGGCTTGCACCAAACGTTGCCATTCAAAGTCCCTGACCAAATCCTTGCCCAGCCGGTTAGCCAAAGCAAGAATTTGGATGGTCTGATTGTTTGATGAGCCAATTACTGCCGCTGGCTGAGTTAGGCCCAACTCTGCGGACATTTGGTCAACCAGTTGCAGTAATGTGTAGCTCATATCATTCCTCTACGGTTTCTTTTCGTGGTCTGCCCTTTTTGGCAGTCAACTCGTTGATCATCTCACGCAATTGAGCAATTTCAGCGGCTTGAGTCTGCATTACTTTCTCAGTCTCAGCCCTTACGTTGTCCATCAATTTAGAATCTTTTGCCGCCAAAATGAACGTGCGAGCCTTATCACGCAAGTCGTTAAAGCCCATGATCTTGTTGCCCACCGAGTCGGGGAGCTGTGCGAACTGGTCAATGGTAAAAATGTTAAGCGCTCTAAATTCGGCTTTTTGTGTGTCGCTCAGAATAGGCCATGCGTCCAAAGGAGTACCAGAGACACGGTTTTCTTTCTTTTGCTCAAACCTTGCCCATTCAATTGGGTGCTCCTCAACGTCAGTCGGGCGCATTGGGCGGTCAACGATCAGGGTAGAGTCGCCAGGTACTAATTTCTTTAAAAATATCTTTTCATCAAAGATTGGGCGGTTTTCCTGCGCCGTTTTGAATGAGTTTTGCACCTGCTTGGTGTAGAAAAACACCGCCATCTTGCCACGGTTATCTTCCATCCAGCTCTCGTTTGTCCAACCTGCCACTTCGTTTTTCATGCTAATTCCTTGAGTTTGAAAGCAGTTTCCTGCATTAGACCATCGCCGTAAAACACCACTTCAGCATCCTGCGTCTCTATGAAATTTTCCATTTCAATCGCCGCTTGTAGCATCTGCTGTGTTGTCTGGAAAGTTCTCAAACCAACTCTGACCATGATTTTAGTCTGATCCTTGCCAGTATGAGCACCTGCGTGACGATTTTTTACAAATGAACAATCCATGCCATGAATGTCAAATCTGCGAAACCCTAAAGCCGCCGAAACATTCATAGCTCGCATTCCTACACTCGAACCGCCACCTATCAGGCTTTCCATTCCCTCGGGATGATTTTGGGCAACCCACGCCACCGTCTCAAAATCATTCCCATTTACTAAATGCCATACCTTAACATTTTTCCCTTTAAGAATCTCCCAAAAGTCTGGATGACACACCGAGGCCATCAGGTACTTTGTGTTCTTTTGTGGCTTTCTTAACATCTGCGCCTTGTGCGCTCTGGGGTCACAGTCCACATGAAAGTCGGGAATAACACCCCTCTCCACCAGATAGTCGTGCGCCCCTGAGACCGTCATGATCGGATGCCTGAGCTGGCGCCAAGTGTCCTCAAGGCTCGGGCCATAACACGCAATGGTCATGCGCCTATCGTTGAATTTGCCCTTTTTCTTGAGCAGGGGCAAGTGAATTGCCTTTGCCATCTGCTCATGGCGCTCATCGTTGGTCAAGACCCCTTTAAGCATTCCACCCTCATGTCTCTAAATGGAAAATGGTATCTAGGCTCGCAGAATGTAATTTCTTGCATTCCTACGGTCTCCAACATATCCCTCAAAGGACGCTGAAACCAGCCCCAATGATGGCACATTGCCTCTGACTTGTATTTAGGATCACCATATAACGCATTTAAGGTCATAAACGGTTGTAACGGCTCTTTATTGACAACGCAATTGTGGACATAGGCAAATACCTTATCCATGCAGGGAAGCTCTAGGATCATCTTGCCGCCAGGCTTGAGCACTCGTTTCCATTCGGTCAGCAGGTCATAGACTTCCCACTCGTAAAAGTGCTCTAAAACGTGGATCGCAGCCACCGCATCGGCTGAATCGGTAGCTAACTCAAGTTTTCTCAGGTCGCACTGGATGTCTGCAATATCTGAATGCAGGTCAACGTTTATCCAACCGTCCCATTTTTTCTTTCCGCATCCAAGGTTGTAGGCCGTTTCGTAGCTATCTTCCACTTGTCGATCAGTATTCGAGGCGAAAATTCTTCCCTCACGAACTTCTGCGCCTTGGAAATGAGTTCGTTCATGTTCTGCTGTGTTGTCCATTCGATGCCCTCTTTGATGTTGCCGATGTAAATGGGAAAACCCTCCAAAGCTGGGTGCGGCTCTGCAACCACAAAACAACCTTGCCTGATCGCCTCAATTGCCCTGTTTGCGCTCTTGTAAGGAGCTGTGGCAGGGATCACCACTATATCGGCTTGGGCAAATTCTTTTAGCATGGTCTCATTCGACCAAGGAATCGCCCCATCAAAGTTTGATACCACCCGCAAGGGATAACCCTCAATCTCAGGCAATATGCGTTTTAGGCTGTCACGGTTGACATGATGCCCATACCAAAGCAAATTAACCCCAGCGTAGTGCGGTGGCATCTCGGGGTACTCATAAGGGTCAGGAATGACAGTAGCATCCTTACCCAGCTCTTTTATTCGTTTTGCCATCTCAGCGGTCGGACAAGTCACCGCATCGGCAAGGCGTAACGCTTCTTGGTAGTGAGGCCAATCAAAGTGATCATCACAGAAATCCACCACCACCCACGCCCCTCGAGCTTTAGCCCGAGCCATGTCCATCAGCTCATTGGCCTGCGGTTTGGCAAATATCAGCGTGTCAGCAGTCAGGTCGTTCAGTGTTGCCCATCCTCTTGATGGAATCTTTGCCCGATAGCGCCAGCTGGCCGCATTCTCATTGCCCCAATGGATAAATGATGTGCGGTCGTTAAGCTCACGCTTTTGTTCAATGATGCCACCCAACTCAATCATGTTCTGCTCACGCTTTTTGATAATTGCTTGGATCAGACCATGCCCATGCCCAACAAATGTAGCGTCTGGCAGGTAGTCATAATAGGTTTGGAAATGCTCAGCCTGCAAAGCCATTGCCGTATTGCAGTAAAACGTCTCTCCATTTGGGTCGATTTGGACTTCAACCAAATTGTCGCCATCCTTAAGTCTTTCGCCATTGACCCTGAGCATCTCGCCCATATTACAGGAATCAAACCCAAACAGCTCAAACTGGCGGTAGCCAAGGACGTAGAACAGCGATATAGCCCTTAATCCCGAGGTTGTGCCGCCACCTATCAACATTGAGTTTTTAGGGCGTGTCTGCCCCTTTTTGACGTATGGATGCCATATTGTGACCTGATGTCCCTCAAGGTTGTCAAACATCGCAGGATGGCACTGACTGGCAATCATGTAATGCACAGCTTTGTGCGGTTTGTAAAACGCTATTCTGTGTTCTTGTGGGTCAATGGCTAAGGCGTAATCAGGTATTAAACCCTGAGCAATGAGCCAATCATGTGCGCCCTTAATGGCGACCACAGGCGACCCCGCAGCTTGCATCTTTTTAATGACCTCTACTTTCCCTCTTACGCTTGGTGCGCTTGCCACCAAAATAATCGGATTGGTCTTAATAGGCTCAGCTTGTTTGACTTGCGGTAAGCCTCTTGCGACAGCCGCTTCCATGTGTGCAAACAGTGTCTCATCTTCTGCGACACATTTACCAACGATTTTTAGGGGAACAGAACTCATTAAAAAGCCCCCTCCTTTATGGGGAGAGGGCATCAGCTTTAGACAGGATTAGATGTCATCAAGCCTGCATTGTTGACCATACAGAATGGTGCAGATGCAGAAGTGGCAGATGTATTAGCCACGATACCTTGAATAAAGCCAGCAGACACAGTTGTGTCATCCAGCTTACCAGCGGTAGAAGTGGTGTACAAAGGCACTTTAGGATTGCAAGCAATCAACAAGTTAACCTTGAGCATACCGTTCAAGCCTACCCAGCCGTAGTAGCTGGAGGCAATCGCAGTTTGTGCAAAGCCAACTTGATTCCAACCTAGCGTTGCAGCGTTTGTCGTGGTGATCGGAACAGCACGCATCACAGGAGTTTGGCTCGCTGAGTCTGCAAATGTGCTCATGATCACTGCGTCATATGCCGCAATGTCGGATTCGGCACGCACAAACATATACACGCCGTTGTTGGAGGTGTTCACCCGTGTACCAGGAGTAACAGGGAACAATGTTGTAGAACCGGCAGATGTGCTCGCATAAGTAGCGGTCAGATCAATACCAATTTTGCCATCGGTGACGTAATCAGCCATGATTTTGCTCCTTATTCAGTCATTACGCCTTGGAACTGAAGTCCCGAGGCAGTCATATTGCCAGCCCAGCCGATCAAGCGCACGATGGCATCTTGGTTGGTAGACATACGCTCATCACCAATCGGAACAAAGTTACGATTTGCGTGAGGACGGAAGAAAATGTATTTTGTGTTCAGGAAATAGCCGGTACTTGCGGGAATGTTACCGCCGATACCACCGTCCAGAACCACATCTGCATTCATGTACTTGGAAGCAACAAAGCCGAGTTCAGCCATTTTGCTTGAACCAGGAAAACGCTGAATGTTTTGCAGTGAGGACATGAAGAAGCCCCACAGGTTGTTATCCAACAGGATCAAATCGACTACGTCAGAGCCGCGACTTGTCTTTGCATACAGACGGTTAAAACCAGTCTGAATGTTTGAGCTGGATGCAGAAACGCCCAGATCGTTAGAAAAGTCAAAAGTCTGGTTTTGCCAAAATGACCAAGTGGCACGGTCGATGCCGCCAACCACGCCGGTGGATGGAGACGCAACCACCATAGCTTGCAGACCAGTGATCTGCTTGCCGTTGTTGGCTGTACCGTCAGAGTAGATACCAGTAGAGATCAAGTTCTCAATGGATGCCTCGGCAACGTCCAAACGTGCGTCAAACAGGTCGATGATCTGTTCTTCGCCGCTGTTTTGGAGCATTTCCAAGCCATTGATTGTGACTGCTACGGCTGCCTGTTTAATCGGGAACTGAGCCGCACTGATCACGTCCGCTGGGGAAATGTTCAATACTTCAGCGCCTGAGTAATACATGGCGGTTGAGTTTGCTTGGAATGACAATTCTTGAAGAATGGTCGAACCACCTGTGAACGGCTTGTAACGGCCTTTTTCGCGCAGGCGAGTCAGCAACGCATTGTTTTTGGTCACGTTATCAGCAACGATGCCGGAACGTGATTCAATGGTGGTTGCCAAAACGTCTGAGTAATTACTATTGGCGTATGCCATGATTTACCCCTTTAAAAGTTTGCCGACCGTAACGCATTTGCGATAACAGCTCGGCGGTCTGTTTGACTTACTAAGCCAGAGACTGCGCCGCCTGGCGCTCCTCTTACCTGTACAGCCGCTTGTTTTGCTTTCTGTACCTGATTCTGTGCGGCATAGTTTTGTTGCTGTTGAGCATATAAACTTTGTGCTAACTGTGGATCAAGTCTTACAGCGGTGTCATATGCCACTTGTAATTTCTCACGTTCTGACATATGACTGATGTCCCCTAGAACTTGCGGCGCTTGGAGAAGCGACAGCATACGGTCTTGGACTGCCTCAAAGTGTGTGTTTGCGGGGTCGCTCGCAAACTGCTGGATTACAGAGAGTGCTCTGTTTTCATTCTGTTTCTGTGCCTCGTACTGCGACTGCGTGATGTGTTGCGTTAGTTGCTGTACTTGTTGCGCCAGTTGATTGTAGTGCGAATCTTGTTGCGGTGGAGCTTCCCCGCCAAAGTAAGCAGCCACCTGATCCAAAGGAATTTGGAACTGCTGAATCATTTGAGCAACAGCTTGCGATTTTTGCTGTGGTGTACCTGTTCTCAGCAATGCCGCCGTTTGGAGCAATGGGCCAATAGCCTGCGCCGGTGTGCTGCCCTCATTCCGCAAAATCCACTCATACGGCGCAAATTGTTCAGTTATCGCCCGAGCCTCTGCGTCTCTTTGCTTATAAGAGGTGATGCCCTTTTCGTAATCGGCATCCCGCTGGGCAAAGGCTTGTTGTAACTCAGGCGGGGCTTTTTCCCAGTGCTCTTTCAACTCTAACCGCAAACTCTTGGGCATTTCGGTTCTTGGCTTTTCAGCCATTTGCGGTGCTTGAGTCTGGTCGGTCGGGAACTTAGGGGCAAACTTACCGCCCTCTCGCGGCTGTGTAGCTGCGTGTTTGCCACGGTTTGTAGGTGTCTTTGTCAGTGCCTCACGAATCGTATCGGCTCGGCTTTGCGGCTCTGCTGGCGCTGTTTGGGGCGCTTCAACCGCTGGGGTTTCGGGTGCTGGTGTTTCTACTGTGTCGGGTGCGACAACTTCGTTTTCCATCACTTCATCCTTTTCATTTGTTCCAAAGTCATTTTGATCATCTCCTTGCGCTCTGGCATGGGACGGTTATGTAAACGGTTTGCCATCTCTACATTCAGATTAGACATCTTAACAGGTGCTATCGGTGCGCCTGGTCGGTCAAACTCTTGCACGGTCTGCAACTGTCCACGCAATCGGTCTCGATGCGCTTCTTTCTTTTTGTTCCATTCTTGCTGGGCATACTTAACGTCCGAATGTCCCATCTCAATGGAATCGGTGCGCTTTAAGTGGTCACGCCATTGCTTTCTACCCTCAATCATTACGCCATCAGGCGACATAAATGGAGCAATGTCGCCCATGACGGTGGTGTACTCACCAGACCTACCCTGCGACTTTTCATAAGGCTCGCTACCGTCAGATGGAAATACCCATGTAGTTCTCAAAGCAACTCCAATAGTGTTTCAAAATCTTCTTCATCTTGCTCAAACTCAATCCGCTTTCTTAGCGTCTCAATCTGAACCATGATCGCATCATAAGTGATTACTGTTTGCGCCGCAATATCTATTGTCTGAGCTGGCGCTGTGGTGATCTTTTCACGCTCGTCAGGCGGTAAGCCAAACAAAGCGGTCTTGATCTTCTCCCTGCGCTTTTCCTCTTGCCGCTTTTCTTCTTCCCAATGCTTATCACGCTCATCAAAGCCAAAGTGTCCACCGAGTAAAACTTCTGGCGATGGGGTTACCGTAACGCCGATAGTGGCAAACGGTAACTCAGCAAAGGCGGCGTAGCCAAACATCAGTACGCCTCAAAGATAATGATCCCACCTCGACCGTTGGCTGCGGTTGCACTGCCGTGAGCACCACCGCCACCAGCGCCGAAACCGTTACCTTGCACGCCTGCGGTTGCAACCATAGATAGAGCAGGGCCACCAGAGCCAAAGCCAGGGCAGTCGCCACCTTTACCAGAAAAGTTAGTGGTTACTGTTGTACTTGAGCCAAACGAATAACCACCCTGTCCACCAGTAATATTGACATCGCCATTGGTTGCTGTGCCACCAGCGCCACCAGCCGTTTGAGATAAAGCATATGTCGTGCTTGCGCCGTTTGTGCCTGAGTTAGCCGTTATTGTGGTGATGGTCAACGTCCCTGATGACACGGTGGATGCTGTGCCAGACGCTGTGCCAACGGTATACGTTAAGGTCTGTCCTGCGGTCATGGATAGCCATTTAATTGCCACCCCGCCACCGCCGCCGCCAGTTGCTCTACCCGTTGCGGATGCCCCGCCGTTTCCGCCTGGCCCGACCACCGTGACCTTAACCCACTGGGTATTTGATGGTGCGGTGTAAGTTGCCCCTGTGCCAGTTGTAAATGCTGAAGTGCTTTTGGCTAATGTTGCCGTTCCTGTTGTATTTTGATTTAATGTTGGAACATCTGCCGCTTGTATTGCAGACATAACAACATCTGTGCCATTGCCACGCAAATATTGACCACTAGTTGTAGCTCCAGCCAAAGCATCCATTGCATCTTGGCGTGTGGTTGCTCCTGTACCACCATTAGCAAAAGCAACAGTTCCAGTTACGTTGGCAGAATTACCAGAAATATTGCCAGATACAGAGCTACCGCTAATAGCAATAACGGTATTTGTGACTCCTGTGACTTGCCCTTGGGCGTTTGTTGTGATGACTGGGACTGTTGATGCTGATCCATAAGTTCCCGCCGTTCCCACGTTGGTGATCGAAAACTGGTTGGTTGTTAAGGTTAATCCAGTGCCTGCTGTGTACGTCTGAATCGCCGCAAACTGAATAAACACAATTGCCGTTGTGCCAATCGTAATTGGTAATGGTGTCTGCTGTACCCATGAGGTATTTGCGTTTGTCGTGCCGTTAATCACCAAAATCAAGTCGCCTTGATCTACTTCATTTGTGCCTGACCCGCTGGTGTCGTAATCTGTTGCCCTAGTCAAAATGTACGGTAATAACGCAGTACCCGCTTGAGTCAGTGTGTATACGCCGTTATTGGCTTGAGTTACTTCGTTCTTAATCAGTAACCGTTTGCCAACATCACCAATAACTAGCGTGTAACTGTCAATGGTCAGCGTACCAACCGCCACAGCCGTTAATGTTGCGCCGACACCGCTTGAACCATTGTTGTAAGTGTTTGTTGGTAAGGCCGCTGTCGTTGCATATTGCGCCGCAGCATGAAAGTTAACGCCAGACGCAATTGAGTCGGCATAGGACTTGTTGACAATATCGGTGCTTGAGCTAGGTGCGGTCGTAATCGTGCCGCTAGTCAATGCCACCGATGTCAGATTGGTATTTGCCCCGCTGGTCGCAAAACCTGTGATTGCCCCGCCAAGGGTCAAACTGCCGCTGGTGGTTACCGTGCCAGTTAAAGTTAAACCGCTGACCGTGCCTGTACCGCTGACCGATGTGACCGTGCCGCCACTAGCTGGCGCTGCGGTCTCCCACAATTGTGTGCTTGAGTTGTAAACAAGAATATCGCCGTTGTTTGGTGACTGAGCCGACACGTTGTGTAGCTCGTCCATCTCATAGCCGTTTTGCACCTTAACAAACAACTTGCCCTGCGTTGGATGTGCGTGTTCAACCACGGCTACATAAACCAAATGAATCGGTGCGTATTGTTTAATTGCCGTTAAGCCGCCAGGCGTTGTGCCACTTAAATACAACTGCTGACCATCGCTAAACATGGATGTATCTATGTCGGTAATCAAACCGATGATGGTCACATAGCCGTTAGAGTTGTTTGCCAAATCCTCGGTTAACAAGCCCAATGTTTGGGCAGATGTGGCATCGCTGGTCGCCAGTGCTTTGGTGACCGTAGGGTTTTGCCCAACAGCGCCGTTTATGTAGACCGCCGTGCCTTTGGTTAAGGTTGCGCCTGAGTTGTTCCTAACCAAGCAAATGACGTTTGTGGTTGCTCCTGAGACCGCCACCGATAAGTCCACGATACTGCCGGTCTGCGCTACGCCTACACTGCCATCAGTAGATGTAATTGACGTTATTGTCTTTTCAGCAGGCAGGGTAACAAATACGTCTTTTGTCCCGCCACTAAAGTTCACCAAAGCGCCAGCACTAGACGAATCCAGCACCGTGTCCCGAGTCAGTGTGTTTGCGTTATATGTGCCGATCCCCACTTCCCACTGAATCGTGCCTTGGATTGTGTAATAGGTAGTATTGCCATTACCAAGCACAGAAAACCGCTGAAAGCCCTGTACTGCGCCGCCAAGGGTTATCGTGCCTGTGCCTGTGGAGGTGGTGGTCTCCCTGACCCTATCGGCTAAGACCAAGCTCATGAAACAATCTCAACACCCGCCGCCCGACCGTCTGGCCCACGAATTATGCGTTTGGGTGCGCTAATAGCCTGCATCACGCCTGTGATCTGCCCCAACGTCTGACCGTGCATATCAGCCAATCGGTTGATCGCTTCGCTCATGCCGTCACCCAAAGTAGAGTCAACTTCTTCGGATGCCGCCAACTGTGCGCTCATCGCCGCCTGATCGAGTCCAGCTTTTGCACCAATTTGAGCCACCAAGACTTTAGTAGCTGCATCAAGTTCTGCTTTCCATCGCTCATATTCTTCTCTCCCCGCCATTTCTCTGGCTTTGATTTGCATTTCGTTGTTTTGTTTAGCCGCTTCAAATTCGGCTTTCATCTGCTCCAATTGCATATCAGCCTGCACCTTGGCTTGATGCATTTGCATCTCAAGCTGTGCCTGTGCCTGCGCCATCTGTGCGTCTGCCTGCATCTTCATCTGCTCGGATTGAGCCTGCGCCTGCATTTTCATTTGCTCTGCCTGCTGGTCGGCTTGGAGTTTCAGCATCTCAGGTGGTGGGCTTGGCGGTTGTTGTTTAGCCGCATCAGCCTTGTCTTGCAGGGCTTTCATTGCCCTCTCAACTGCGCTTTCCAATCCCCGACCGGCTCTGAACCGGCGTACAAGGAATAACAGCATTTCAGATGCCATCGGCAGTGTCTCAGGCGCTTGGGCAATCATAGGGATTGCCTCACGCAAGAATAAACCGATAGCTTGGATAGCCTCTTGTGCGCCCTGCTTTTCGGTTTGCTCGTCAATCTGAGCTAGGCTGTCAGCCTCCACCGCAATGTGGAAGTCTCTGATCGTGCTGTTGGACAGCATCTGGATCGCCGCTTGCAACATCTGTGGGTCTTGACCGTCTGGTGTATTCATTACCCCAGACATTTCCACAATCAGCTCAGGTGGATAGAACTTACAGATGATTTGCGCTTTGAGCTTAAATATGTCAGTGGCAAACCTAGCCACATCACTTTGAGCACTGCGTAACCGCAAACTGCCAAAGTTGGCTTTGAGCTGTTGAGCACCGAGAGTTTCCTGAGCCTTAGACGATCCACGCAGGATGTCCGATATGCCCATGATTTCGTAGATCGACTGTTTGACCTGCTCTCTGGCGGTGTACAGCTCTCGCAAGGTCATAATGATCTGCGATGTGTCCATCATGTCGATAGCGCCTTTTAAGCCGCCTTTTTCCGACATTGCCGCCCATGCTGTCACAGGGAATAGCTTGTTGTCCACGCCCTCGCTAAACATCCGAGCCAATTCCTTGAACTCAGCATTAAACACGCCGACCGCTTTACAAGCCTTGGTCAACAGGTAAATGCGCTGCGTTAAGTTATCCAGTTCTTGCGCCTGATCTTCGTACTCGCAGTAGTCAGGCACAGGGATCATTGTTCCCGTGGTGGTGGTCGCCAACAACGGTTTAGGACATGGGAAAAAGTCATCTAGCTCTAGCGGGTCATCACGTTCATCTAGCGCCTGTGGATAACCTTTGGCTATCCAGCAAACCTTACCAGTGCGTTTATTCCAAATCTCATAGACCATCGCCTTTTTGTCGTACGTCATCTTGGCGGTCAATGGATTCTTACCGTCCATGTCGGTGTTTGAGCTGGTCAGGCTGACATTCTTAAATACGTCACCAAAACGCTCAATGCCCTCGTCCTTGGTCATGTAGACCGCCCGAGCTACCCACCATACCTCATCCCATGTGCGAGCAGGTGAGTGTAGAAAATCAGACCAGTGAACGTAATCAATTGGGCTGTGTGCTGCGTCAATGCGTTCTGTGGGTTCTTCCACCGCATTGTAGACCTGAGCCTCGCTAGGTTCTTCTGCCTGCCCCTCAATCTCTGGGCGCTCGCCAACAATCACAGGCTCATAGCGTATCCACGCTGTTCCCCGACCAGGCAACAGTCTGTCCTCCACCACGCCACGCATCGCAGAGTCAAAGTCACCAAATTGGGTGGTCTCGTACTCCATAACACGCTCGAGCATTGTTGAGGCAAGGCGACCAACAGGGTCTTGATCCATGTATCTGCGTGAGACTTCGGGCTTGGCTTGTCTGCCGTACAAAGCTGGGAATAAGACTTGAATGTTTGACCAGAGGATATTGAATTTCATCCTCGGCATCTCAATGGCATCACGCTCGTCACGGTAGCGTTTAACTACCTTTTGCCCACGCTTTTCCCACTTATCAAATATCTTGATGGCGGTCTCAATCTGGTCATGCCAGTACGGGCCTGGGTCTTCCCCCTCGTATGCGCCGTTTTCAGTCATGATCAGCTACCTGCGGCGTAGAAGAATGTCACATCCAATGTGCCGCCAACCGTGGCGTATAGGCTGACACCCACATTAGCAGGGAATCGGTGAAACCCGATAGCCGGTGTAATCGTGCCACTCATGACCTCGCCGCTTGCGCCGCCGTTGCGGAGCACCAAAGTGCCTAAGCTGGTGTTATTAACGTAGAAACCAATCAACTGGCATGGGCCTGTGCTGACTGCGCCTGTGGCGGTGATGTTCTTGTATCCACCGACTTCTGCTACTGGCTGGCTCATATGCGTTCCTCTCTATGTTGCATCTCATAATCCCACAGCTCATCGAGTGTGATGGTTTGCAGGGTCTTGCCCTTTGGAGGCGTTTGATCTTTTGCCTCTTGTCGATAGGCTACTGCCAACATTCTAAACGCATCTGCTGGGTGTGAGCACCAGTCATGGCGAGGAGTTTGTCGAAAAGTTTTCTTATCTTCATCGTATTCCCGCTGATATTGCCTTAACGCTTCCAGACCCTCATCACAGCTTGGGTCGAAATAACAGATAGGCAGGATCATCCGCACCGCTTGAATACCATCTTGTATGCCAATCTCAGGCACTATTGCCAGCTTGCTCATGCCGCCCAAATGTGCCGCCAACTGCTCAACAATGGATTTACCGCCCGAGGCTAAGGTCTTAGCTCTGGCATCATGCGGCAGGTAGTGGCGGGTGTATCGGTAACCCTTAGCTATCACCGCATTACAGATTTCCTCAATGCTTGCGCCACTGACAGCGTAATAGTCCATTACCCTGATCTCACCTCTGACCACCTGATAGAACCAGATCGCCGTATCGTCTCGGTAACCTAAGTCCCATGCGGTGTAGACAGACGCATCAGGCTCAAACGGTAGCTTACAAATCCTGCCCTCATCATCAGCAAGGCGCATCTCTTGACCATAAAACGCACCAAGAATGGCGGCATCAAAGCTGCATTCATATTCTTGATCGTATTGGTCTTGGCTTAACTGACCCCGAGCCGCCTGCAATTCTGAGTCTGGCAATATTTTAGACACGCTGGCTGGCAGTTTGAGCAAAAACCAATCAGGCACGTTTTGGCTGACCTTGTAAATGTCGTGAAACTGGTTCTTACCCTTTGGCGTACCCCCAAACACCGCCCAACCTAATCGGTCTGACAGTGTGGGTCGAATGACGTTACCCCAGACGCTTGGCTTAAAGTCGCCGTATTCATCAAGATAAACGCCGTTAAATCCCATACCCCGCATGGCATCAGCGTTATCTGAGCCAAACAACATGATCTTTGCGCCGTTAAGCAATTCCACCGCTAAATCGGATTCGTTTGTAGTCTTGGTAATGGGCGCAGCATAGTGCTTGATGTAATCCCATGCCACTCGTTTAGCCTGGCTTCTGAATGGGGCTATGTAGGCGTATTGTGCGCCTCTGTTGCCCTCAGTAATGGCTCGCTTGATCAGGTCGTTAATAGCGGCTACGGTCTTTCCAGCCCTGCGGTGGGCAACCAAACATGACCAACGTTCTGTCCTATTGTGGAATGGCATAAATGCATCCCGAGGACTGTAAGGCAGGATTATTTCCCTCCCGCCCACTTGATCACCAAATCCTGTCCGTCTGCGCCTGAGATTTCTTGCTTAACTGTTTCAGCCCAGCGCATTTGCGTTTTTGTCCACCAGATCAATGCGGTCGTGTCGCCCCCTGTGGCTTTGCCAAACAGCGTCTTGGCTATTTGACCGTTGGCTTTTGCCTTGCCTAAGTCCAATTCGGTGCGGTAATACTTGCGTAGTGTCTTGTCGTCTATTCCCACAAGAATGGCTATTTGCTCATGCGGCAAACCCAATCCACTGGTGCTTTCAACCATTCTGCGAGATTCCTTGGTTGGCTTGTGAGCCTTTTGTGGGATTAGTGCCATTTTTATAAAGGGGAACTCGTTAAGCTGTTACGGTGGATTCTAACAACAATACGGCTTTTTTGCCTGTGAAGTCTTCCCATCGCTTAACAATTACATCGCAATACTTTGGGTCTAACTCCATCAGTCGTGCGTGTCGGTTTGTCTTTTCGCAAGCAATCAATGTGCTACCGCTTCCACCAAAGAAATCAAGAACTATGCTTTGGTTGTTAGACGAAATGTAAATTTCATTCTCTAATAATTCAACTGGCTTCATTGTTGGGTGCAATCCTTTTTCGCGCCCATATTCCAAGCACCTTGAATAATTTACCCCTTTAATGCCATTGTTCCAAATTGCAGATTTTCTGAACAACAGCAGATATTCAATGTCTGGTCTGTGGCTGTCGCCAATTGGAATTGCATTTGGCTTTTTCCAAATTAATACATTAAAAGAAATTTTGTTGTCTCTTGCCCACAAAAGGTAATCGGGTAACAAATCTTTATTGCAAAAAATATAAGCATTAAATTTGTTGGAATTAAAAACCAAAGGCAATGTGTTAAGAAATTCGGCTGGTTCAAAGTTGGCAATAAACTCTATTGCGTTTGATTGTTTTTTCAAACTTTTGCCAATTTCGCCTTTAAAACCGCCTTGTGTTTCAATTGAATAAGGAGGGTCTGTCAAAACCATATCGGCTTTCTGCCCATCCATCAACTTATCCACAGCGTCAATGCTGGTGCTGTCGCCACACATTAAACGATGATTGCCCAATTTGTAAATGTCACCTAACTTGGTTATTGGTTCATCAGGCACATCAGGAACAGCGTCTTCGTCTGTTAAGCCCTCAACCACTTCTGGCTCAAGCAATGCGTCCAGTTCTTTAGGGTCAAAGCCCAACAATTCCAGCGCAAAGCCGTCTGCCAGCAAGTCGTTAAGCTCAATGGTCAGCAGCTCATTGTCCCAGCCAGCGTTAAGCGCCAAGCGGTTATCGGCAATGATGTAGGCTTTCTTTTGAGTCTCTGTTAAATCTGCCAGCTCTATGGTTGGCACTTCCTTGTAGCCTAGTTTCCTTGCCGCTAATAGCCTGCCGTGGCCTGCAATGATGCTGTTGTCCCCGTCTACCAGTATTGGGTTAGTCCAGCCAAACTCTTTAATGCTTGCCGCTATTTGTGCCACTTGCTCATCGCTGTGAGTGCGGCTGTTGTTAATGTAGGGAATTAGGCTGTCAACCTTTTTCTGGGTAATTTTCATTTTTTCTGAGTTAAGGCTTTCGCCATTGCCATCTTTTTGTCGGCAGCCACATAGTCTTGGGCAACCTTAACAGGGATGTCGGCTTTCTTTGCAAACTCTGGGTTATGCGCCGCCGCTTGCATAAATCGGGCTTGTTTAGCAGAATGACTAGGCATCGACCACCTCTTTCATCTTGATTAAACCGTTCATCAATCGGCTCTTAGTGTTGAACCATTGCTTACTGTAATCACAATCTTGGTAGTGGTCAAACTCAGGTATGCCCAGCGTGTAATGAGCAATTCGGGCGTTTTTGTTGTCTTGTTCGCCTATCAGCACGTTCCATTCTTTCGGTAACTCACCGATAAGTGAATCGGGCAACCAACCGAAACGATGTAGGTCTGATCCGCTGTGGTCAGCCACAAAGTCAGGTGTCAGCACCTTGTTTCTTGGGTGGTCGCAATTCCACAGGATTAAACTTGACCAATTCTTTCTAGGGTAATCTCTGTTTGCCGCTTCCATCGGTGTGCCAATGTATTTCTTTGGGTGCTTGGTCAAGTAGTCGTGCTTAACAACTTGCACCGCTTTGGTCGGATCAAATAACTTAGCAAGGTCATCAATGTTGGACAACATCAACATATCGCTTGCGTCCAAGAATATTGCCTTGCCTGTGAATTTGGTGAAATAAGGCACTAAAAACCGTTGATACGTAAATGCGTTAGTCCCGTCCCGCTGTGTGCCGTATAAGGGCGTTATAGCAACTGGCTCGCTGGTGCGCTCAATCAAGCTCTGGCAAAACACATGGTAGCCAATAGCCTCCCTTGGGTCGTAACCAGCAAATATCCTAATCATTTCAGCGTCAGCTTGTACAGGGTTGTGTCGATCAGCGCCGCAATCTCGTCCACAATGTTCTGGAGCTGGGTATCGTCTGGCAATGCCTCACGGTTTTTATAGACATATTCCTTGATGCTGGTCAGGTACTTAACAGGGTCTTTGGCATTGTGAAAGTTCTCAGGAAAATCCTTGATCTTTTCGTAGCACCCTGCGTAGGCTTCAGCAAACTGATCTGCCAAGTCAACAATTTCGGTGTAATAAGCGCCTAATGCCACATGAACTGAATAAGAGTCGGTCGCTAGGTGCATGAAATGAGTCACCGTAGAGCTGTGAAACATTGTGGAAATGAAATCGGCAACGTCTTTTTTCATGGTAATCCTAAAAAAGCAGGGGTCAATGCCCCTGCAAAGGAGACAACTGCTGGTCAATTGTAAACGCTGGAATCGGTACGTCAACAGGCCACAAGCCTAAGATGTACAGTTTTTTTACGGTGGCAATGTGCGCTAGTTCCCACATTTCTTTACGTTCTTCTTTGCTTAACGTGTTCCCTTGGTCAATCTCATAATGGCATTTAAGACACAGCGCAGCCACTAAGTTGTCATCAGCTTTAATACTTCTGCCCTTACCGCCGCCCCAGTTTGTGTGTGCCGCCTGCACCATAACGCCAGACCCACAGGCTTGGCAATCAAGACCCGCCACCAGTTTGAGTAGTTTTTTTGATCTTATGTATTGATGTTTTTGAAACATGGGTATACTTTTATCAGGTTGCCGTTTTTTGTGCTTGCGGTGATCACTTTGGGTCGGCCTTGTGCCGATCCCCTTTTTTTAACAAATATGACCAAATACCGCCACCCATAAATTTGGCAAAAAATTGTAAAGCCACAATTTCTAGCATCAAACTGCCAAAAGCAACGGTCGGAAAAACTATCGAATCTACCGCTGCGCCAGCAATGTTTGATCCATTGACCCGAATCATCCAATCCTTGCCTTTAAGGTATTGATATGCAACCGCATCAGCTACCATTGATAAACAAAATGCAGCCAAAGATGCAAAGGCAATCATTCCTGTTGCGGGATTGATGGCGTAAGAAATAATGCTTGAACTTGCAATTAAGCCCCCCATTTTTATGGCTAACTTGTCATCCTCCCAAAGATCATGCAATTTGTCTCGCAATGATAAATCTAAACCGATCAAGACAAAAGCATTGACAAGGCTAAACCAAACTCCTAGCCAAGCAACAAGTAAATTAGCCAAAACAAGGGCAGCTATATAAATTCCTGCGTAAATCAAATTAAATTCTCCTGCAAAGGGTTAATTTGCCAAAAAGTTGGCGGGTTAGTTGAATCAATTCTTTTTGCCATACATCCAGCGCATTGCAAATGTTCAGCATGATGCAACGCAACATTGGTGGAATCAGCACTTGCCAAAGGCCACGAACCGCTAGACTGCCCAAGCATTCTCATCCCATGCACCCAAGGGATTTGTCGCCCATAAGTTTGAACAAGAGCATTAAAAGCCTCATCCATGCGCCCACACCATTTAGAAGTGCCAATTTGCCAATATTCACCAGCAGACCCAAAGCAAACCCGCCCCCATTGGTCACAAATTTCAATTAAATAGCTGATTGGCAAACCCAAATGCCATACAGGTATACCCAATTCTTTGCGAAAAGGCCATGTTTTGGTCATTTCACGTTGTTGGTCAACAGTTCCATCAATTACATCGGGTACTACCGCCCAATGTGGATGCGCCAATAAAGGGTCAACCCATTCATAAAATCCTGTTAAGTTAAATTCTAATCCTCGGGTTTTTGCGCTAAATGCACCGTTATCAAGCATTAAGGATTGAGCAATTTGTAAGCATCTTTGCAAATCGTCTGGTCTGGCATAAGAAATACAAAAGTTTTTGCCTGCCATTGTTTGAATTGCTTTGATAGGGCTGATGGGCGTTCCATGATAATGAATCATGTTATTCCTCTAAAGCTCGAAACTTTACACCTTGCTGTGCGCCAAACATGGTGCTTAACTCAATCAACTCATTCATCTCTGCCACGGTCATTTTGCTTGTTCTTGCGCCAATGACCACAAACCCGCCCTCAATGCCTGGCACGATCTTTTGCTTCTTTAGCCCCGCCGTCAGCACATCTTTCCATTCTTGCTTGTCTAGCTTTTGACCGTACCAGACCACCTGCTGGGCAATGTCCTCAAGGTTTGCCCACATAAGGCGGTTTTGCTCAAGGCTTCTCACTTAATCACCCCAATCATGCGTAATGCCGCATCAGGACTGTCTACAACCGCCAATGCGCCGCCTTTCCAACTTCCATGCCACCTTAGCTGGTCTTCGGTCAAAAGCCGCTTAGATGGCGGTTTAAAGCCGTCTTTAATTTCAAGTAGGAGGGTTTGGCCTTGATAACCCACCAGCAGATCAGGTACACCTTTGCCAACACCAGCCAAAGACTGCACCGTAGCGCCAGCCGACCGTAACGCCAATACAACCGCTTCATGATTTGCATCAATCTTTGCCGCCCTCATTCATGCGTCTCCGTAAGTCATCAGCAGCTTTCTGCCCACGCCGTTTTACTACGTCGGATAAGGTTTGCTGCCACCAGGCTAATGCTTCGGCTTTCCCTTCCTCCCGAATCTTCTTCTTGTAACGCCTGATCCAGTCCTTGGCCTCGGTCTGGCGCAATGTCTCCTGTATCTGTAAGCGCTGTTCTAACAACAGATTGGCTAAATTCTTCACCGTCTTTAAGTCGGGAAAGGATTGAGTTTGCAACAAGTCTTTCATGGGTCATCTACGACCCCGCAACGCATCCAGACGGGCTTTTATTTCCGCAGGCATAGGCACTGCCCTGGCGCTTTCTTCTGCCAGCTTGTCCAAAATATGAACGGTTTTTTTAATCTCAGGTATCTCAGCCCCATCCCAACGCCTTTGATTTAGGTAAACAGCAGGTGATGGAATATATGCACCACCGTCTTTGCGCCACTGGTCGGTTGTTTTCATCCATTCAATGTGTTTGATTATTTGATCACAGCAGCTATCACAATAATACTTTTCCCACCGTTTCAAGCAATCAGACTTACCGCCTTTTCGGGTACTTGTAGGCCATGCAGCCCAGAATTGTTCAAAGTTTGTCATGTTGTTTTCCTGTAAATTCATGAATTTCAGCCCACACGTTTTGACACATTAAACAAATTTCACGATCTTGGGCATTGTCGTAAATTTTGTATTTTTTCTTTCGCATACCGCCAGTGCTGTACATCTTGCAATATGAGTCACCGTCATCCCAAAGGTGCGCTTTACCGCTTTCCTTGTCCATGTTTATCAGATACTTCATATACATATCTCCTTGTGTTAAATCTTTTGGTGGTGAATGTTGGAGCAAAGCACAGCCTTACCGTGGTCAAAACCAAAGTTCGCCTGTGCCTCAATGCCAGTTCCTTTTGTATGGAGCCATGTCATCGCCTCGCACTGTCCCAGACTGTTTCAACCACCGCGCTCTAGGACTAAGCCCACGCTCCCCGATCTGGTCTGCTCGTGTATCGGGATATCTCAAACGCAACCACTGACGTACCGCATTGCGTTGTCCAAAAGCAAAAACCCTACAAATCTCTCTGCGGTCTTGGCTCTTGGCGAGAGCAACAACAAAACGTATGACGGAAATCAAAAGTTCGTTTGTCGTCTGACAAGACCGCACAGGTATCTGTAGGG